CCTGTGCTTTCATGGCCCATTCGGGCAGCACCTGCCCAAGTATATCAGCACCAGCGCCAACGGCAGGCGCACCAAGGTACACCCCTGCACCGATAGCAGCACTAACGCCGCCGAAAACCGGAGTGGCTATAAGCGCGATTTGGGCAACGCCCTGGACGTAGCCTTCGGTTGAAATGTCACTGACCGTTTGGCCCTCTGTAAATTGACCAGTATCGCCAATATACGGTGCCCTAATCCCGAATAGGCTGTAGCTCTTATTCAGAACGTAGTTGCCCTCAGCCACACGGAAGTCTTCAAGGCTAAGCCCGCCCTCATCAAAATGAATCTTGCCTTGTAGGGCCGGGAACGCAGCTTCGAGCGTGGCCACTTGGTCAACTGTTACGTTCTGTGCGCTAACAGTAACTTGGCCATCCTGTACGGTAGCGCCTGGCAGCAATTGACCGATAGCGGTCCCGGCTGCGGCCGTGGTGTCAGCTTGTGGAGCCTTGGCGTATGCCAAAAACATCTGCTGGTCGGCCAGAGGAAGCCGCGCAATGTCGTTAATCGTAGTCAATGCCCGCAGTCGAGCGGCCGGGTCTTGGATGTTGATGGCCTTGAGCCGGGCATTAATCAGCGCACCGGGCACGCCGCCTAGTGTGTTTTGCTGCTGAATCCACTCGTGCATAGGAACATAGTTAGTTGCCAGACGATTAATGGTCTTTTCCGTCATTTTGGCAGTAGCAAGCTGGGCCGCTACGTCCGGCGAGTGGAGATAGAAACTAGTTGGCATGGCAGAAACACGCTTGCCGATTAGACCATACCAATCGACAGCCTTATCTGGCGGCGGTGCAGTCGCTCCAACTGGTTTCTTTTGCTTTGGGGGCTTCGTGCCCACAACTGGATTAACTTCTGAGGGCGTCGTAACCCCTAGGTCTGGGTTAGGCTGTACCATTTTGTCCTAGGTGATAGGTAATAAGTTGCAACATATTGACCAACGCGGGCGGTGCATCGGGTGAATTGGCTGCTTCCCGTAGAGCTGGTAGCGTGTTTTGGAGGAATGCGGGCGGCAAAATGAATTGCCCGCGTCCAGAACCTGCGGTGATTGGCTCATCAGGACGCTGCGTTGGGCCAAAAAGTGCATCACTTTCATTGCCAGTAACTACCTGGCCTGTTGTTGGCTTGGCGTATTTTGGCTCTGGCAGCGCCGCTTGCTGTGTCGCAACATCCGTATTGATACGAGCAAGCCTAGCGGCCTCATCATTTTGCAACGTGGCATCGCCCTGGGCTAATTGGTCCGGGCCGGTACCCTTGGTCACTTGGACTTCGGGTGTCGTGGGTACATCTACCATGTGTTATCCTTTAGCAGCAGTTGTGTGCTTGGGTGGCTGTGCCGGGCTGATAATATGGCATAACGGCCGGTCGATACGTCCAATCGGCATATGCGCCATGAGTGCCACGTCCGCACGTCGGGCATGTGCCGCACGTCGGACAAGGCCTGGGCACGGTTACCGCTTGTGGCACGGACGTATCTGCCGTGTCAGATGTATTCATCTATCCTCCTAGTTCCTAGTGATAATCTGCTGCATCGGTGGCGGAGCGAACTTAGTCTCGCCGCCAGCGCCCGATAGCGGAACCTCGGTGCCACCGGCCGCAACACCCTGGTCGGGTCCTGTGGTTGGACTCTGAGGCGGAACAATCTGACCAGGCTCTGCGTTCGGACCAGGCTGAGCGTTGGCACCGGCAGCGTTAGCCTGCTGTTGCTGTGCCAGTTGCTGTGCGTGCTCCATCACGGACTTGACCGCATCGGCAAAGTCCATACCATTGTTCATGGCAACCGTAACCTCCATCAGTAGAACCGGAGGCGTGGCCGGGTCGCTGACCCACTTCTGCACCAACGCACGCTGGACCGTCTCTCGGTCAATCTTGTCCTGCTCTGAGGTTGGGTCCGGGATGAAGTCGATTTGCTCCCGCATCGTCTGGTCGGAGATTGCACCGGCAGACTTGTACTGTAGCAAACGAACGTCCGCCGTTTGCTTGTCAAGACCTGCGGCTACGCCATACGTAACCTTATGAGCGTACCATCCGTCGATGTCCTTGCTTGGCAAGTACATCTTCTTGCGGCCGATTGCTCGGACCAGTGGCTTCTCGAAGTTCAGGAACTTCTCTTCAATCTTGAAGCTGACGTACGTGATGTGGTAACGCAGGTTGGCCATCTTATCCTGGATTTCCTGCACGACGCTCGTTAGCTGGCCCTGGGTAGTTGTGACGAACGAGCCGGACGCGATGCTCTGAGGCACGACGCCTGCCCGGCTGGCGGGAACGCCAGTCTCCTGCCGCTCTTCCTGGCCCAGTATGCCCAGTAGCGGGAAGATTTGGTTGCTTGCGTCTTCGGCCTGGACTCGTCGCATGAAGCTGTCCTGGCTGTTAGGGTCGTGGTGGTACACAGTGTTAGGTCCAGGCAGCGCATCCGGGTTCAGGATGTTCTTCTCTTCGAACGGCGCGTGGACACGAGACTCGGCAGACTCGACCATGTACTTGACAATCGCGTTACGCGCGATGACGGAGCGGCCGACCTGCTCGAACATTCCGTGGAAGGCATTGTCATACGTGTCAAGCTTCTCGAACGCGACGGGCACACAACCAAGGTTATGAACCCACCGGTCGTAGATGACTAGGCTTCGCTCGTCGGGCGGTTGCACAGCGTTGCGCCCTACTCCCTGTTGCGGCTGACGAATCATAAAGACGGCAGCCTTGACTACCTCGTGCTCGTCGTAGTAGTTGATTAGGTCAATCTCGTCTGTGGCCTCTGGTGGGATAGCGGGGAACTTTTCCTCCATCGAGGCAGCCACACGCGAGAACACCCGTTCTCCATAGACAAGGTTCTGTAGCTTTCCGTTACGAACTTGGGGATAGCAGAATCGAGGGTCTAGGCGCGTGAATTGCGCGTACTCACTCTGGGAGTTGTAGTACAGGGGAGCGACCATGAAGCCAGAGCCAATTAGGTCCATGAATAGTTGGCGCGTGAATGTGTCGCCTCGGTTCATGTCCCAAATCGTTGCCGCGATGCTTGCTCGGATTTCCGATTCCTTGGCGTCGTCCTTCTTAGAGCCGCGAGAAACGAACGTCAGGCTCGCCTTGGGCTCGTTGGCCAGGCGGCTGATGTCGTGGATGTCGGTCTTGATTCGGTTCTCTACCAGGATTTCGTCGTCGGCCTGACCGTCGGGGTAGACCATATTGTAGTGGCCCTGGTAAAGCTCGGTTGTCTTGTCTATCCGGTCCTTATGGTCGTTGAAGTTATCGGAGTAAATGGTGACTTGTAGCTGGCTAAGCAAATAGTCTTCGGTGATACGACCGCCATAAATCTTTTTCAATTGCGCCGGGGTAACCCTCGCCATTATCTACTCTCTCTCATCATTTTACGGAACCTGTCTACTTTGGCTTGGCTGATGCCGCCCTGTGCAGGCGCTGGCTTCTCAAGCCAACTCCATGCCCCGTCCGTGCTGCTGCCCTGGAATGTATCGCTGTACGCGAAGATGGGCACCAGCCGCTTGTAGTTGTACTTGATGAACCATAGGGCCATCACAAGGTCGGTTGTATCGGCGTCTGGCCACGCGGATAGCTCGTCCCACAATAGGTTGGTCATGTTGCGCCCTTCCGGGTCGCCCATGGGCAAGCGGATGTGAGCAAACTCGAAATCGCCAGCCAAACTTTGCACGCCGTACTCCTGCGAGTTCTTGTTGGAGCCGGTGTGGTGGTCGATAATCTTAACTTGGTGTCGCCACGATTCCCAAATCGGGTCTTCTTCTAGCCAGGTCGTGAAGCCCGAATGCTCGAAGACGAGGTAATCCGGGTGGTACTCGAAGAGGATTCGGTCAATCTCGCTCTTTAGGCGCATGACGCCTGCGTCCAGCCGGATGACTTCCACGACCGCGAAGACGAAGCGTTCCCGGTCGTACAGCAAGTCGCCGACAATGACGCCAGCCTTTCCCTTCGGCGTAGGGTCAACACCAACGACTCGAACGATTGGCAGTCCCTGAGCGGCCTTGTCGTCGCCCTGGAATCCCTGTCGGCCCCCACGGTCACGGTCAGAGCACATCTCCTTCCAGACTTCTTGCACCAGGCCGCCGCCGTCCGGCAGAGGCTTCTGCTGGTAGATACAGTTGAATGGCCCCCATCCGCCGATGCGCTCGTAAATCTGCATAAGCTCTTGGTAGTTCCATCGCTCGGGCCACAGTACGATTGGCTCTGGGTTCTCCGGGTCCTCGTCCTCCCATCGGATGACGGCCGGTGATTTCTCCACCTTCCAGAATGGCTGGCCTCGCTTGGGGCCACGCTCCCACGTCTGCTTCTCAAGTTGGCCATACATGTCCCGAACATGCACTCGCTGGCCGATGACCAATGCCTTGCCACCGGGGTCGAGCCGGTGAAGCACCTGGCCGCGAAGCCACCGCATCTGCTTCTTGTTCTCGGACGGACTGGCGGCGATTTCGTCGTTGGTCGGGTCGTCTAGAATCACGTAATCGGCTCGCATACCCAGAACGTGCTGACCGGAGCCTCGGGCCTGGATGCTAAGCTGGCCGGACTTTGACTCTCGGTGCCTGCCCGCGACGATAAGCTCGCCCGCCAGCGGGGCCCACTTAGTCTCTCCACGTTGGTCAGGCTTGTAGCGGCCAAAGTCACCAATCAACTCCAAGTTGTTCTCGAAGTGCTCGACGATTTCGTTCATGTGGATAAGCACTAGGTCCCGACCGGCCGAGATGAGCAGGATTTGCGCGTCACGGTCACGGGTCACGAGCCAGATGGGCAGCCACACGAACATGATTGTTGACTTGGAGTGGCCGGGCGGCACGTTAATCATCAGGTTATCGGTGCGCAGCCAGCTATCAATCCACTGGTGGGCAAAGTCCGTCAAGATTCGGCCACTGTACTTGTCGAAGAATAGTTTGAAGCCATCGGCCGTGAATTCCATCATGGCCTGTAGCTCGGGAGATAGGTGGTCGAACTTGGTCACCGGGTCGCGCACGGTGTAAATCATTCGGTCACCGGACTCGGTGCCGAACTTTCGGACTTCGCGGATATAGCGGTCGCCCCGTTGGAGTGCCCACGCGATTTGTAGGTTGTTGTAGCCCTCGGCGTCCAACTTTGCTACCTCTGGCGCTAGAGCCGCCTTGCTTATGCGCTTCTCGCCGGACTCACGCTGGGCTCGGGCGAGTGCTCGGTAGCCCTTTTGTCTCAGCGTCTCCTTTTGGCGGGCGTCTAAGTTCAGGTTGGGTGCTGCCAATTAAGTCCTCACTCGAACGCGGGGAAACTCAACTCGCGGTTGAGGGTTAGCGATGCAAGTTGTGTAGCCAGGGCTAAATAACTCGGGCCGTTGGGGCAACTTACGGCATAGCCTTGTACTTCTTAACTAGCTTGGTGGCGAAGGCTTTGCCCACTTGCTTGCTGATTGCACCCGTGGCTGGCCGTCCTGCCTTGGCAGACATCAGGAATTTCTGCCGAGCCGCGTTGATTTGTGCCGTGTTATAACCGGCTGCTTTGGCGGCTGCCCGGAAGCCCGTGGTCTTGAGCGCGTTGTGGGCTGCCAAATGCCGTGCCTTGGCTAGCACGTTAGGCGGCATCTTGGTCGTCGGCTTGGGCGTCCGACTTCCCCTGGGCGAACTTGACCCGCCGCTGGTGGACGCGCCTGTTGGGTTGGCCGTGCCTCGCATTTTGCCTCCTGGGGCTGAGAATTTCCTCGCCCGGTATCCCAGGGCGGGGGTGGTGTGAGAATCGCTCTACGGGCCGCCTGTGCCAATTGGCGGGCCTTGTGAGAACTAGACCGAAGGGCGGAATTAACTTCTTGGCCGTGTGAGCCACTTAGGCCCGCATTTTCATACAGTTAATGCCACGAGAGTTACCCTCCCATTATACCACAAACGGCCTACGTTGTACACCTTTTGGCCTAAGACGACGAGCCCGACGCCAAATGCCGGAACTAAGTGGCCTTGCGACGTAGAACACATGCACGTAATGTTATCTATGATATCAAAATGGGGGCAAAAAATTTCATTCGGGGCGTTTTAGGCCTTTTGGCCTAGGCCAAATCGGAAGTGCCTGCGTTATAATACATATGGGTGTCTCCTCTCCGAGGTAACTAGTTATTTATGACCATGCCTCCCCCCATGCCTAGTTCTTTCGGCGTAAGATGCGAGG